ATATCGTAAGGAGCGGGGACCAGCAGTTCCTGCTGCGGATCCGTCTCCGTGTCGTACTGCGGTTTCACTTCTTCCTCTTCGGTGTGTTCGTGCTTCAGCAGGATTTCTTCATAGATCATCTGGTCCAGTTCCTGCAGGAAACCGATCTTGACTTTCTTCTGCATCATGTTCGGTTTCATGCTGTTGGCCAGGTCCAGCGCTGCCTGTATCGTCATTCACATTTCCTCCTTTATGCAAACAAAGACGGGGAAATCCCCGTCTTGTGACCGGGTGCTTTCCCGGTTCCCGTCAGATATCGTGCATGGTCGGCACTTCTCCGATGCGGTACGGCATTCTGTCCGCGAATTCGTCCGCGGCCGCGTCCGCTGCCAGGCTGTCCGTCAGTGCCGCCGCGATGGGTTTCGGTAACTCCTGTACCTTCCCGTTCGCGGGGACCTGGAAGCGCCGGTCATTCACGCAGACGTAATAGGACTGCTCTTCTCCCTTGGGTTTCCTCGGTACCAGCATGCTGACGTTTGCCAGCCATGGGTCCGTCTGTGCGGCCGCTGCAGCTTCCATGCTGACTTCCTCCGCCGCCGGGTCATTGATGCTTTCCGGGACCTCCGCCGTCAGTTTTTCGACGGGTTCCGCTGCCTTTTTCGCTGCCATATGGTTCTCCTTTCTGTCCGTGCGTGGACGATCCGTCCCTCCCGATGTGCGGACAGGGCAGTGGGCTTACCCTGTCCGCGGGAGGAAAAACTACTATGACAAAACCCTCATTACGCGGGTTGTCATCAGATCTTCACCAGGATCCCCTGGTTGATCAGTTCCTGCATGGCCGCGGTGACGGTCAGGTCCGCGCCTCCGTCTTCCACGGTGACGCCCTTCGGCACTCCGTTGGGTGTCAGTTCGACGACGGTGTTCTTATGCAGCGTGACCTTCGTGTCGTTCACGCAGGTCGAACACTCTTCCGTGACCATGTACAGGGTGCTTTTCTTGCTTTTGCAGTACAGCACAACGTCCGTCTCGCCCGCCGCGAATTTGTTGTTCGCGATGGTTACGCCGCCCTGCAGGACTTCGATCTCGTCCACTTCGTATCCGCTGGCCGGGGTGACGGTCAGGGTGACTTCCGCGTCCTTCGCGACGCTGGAGTTCGGGGAAGCGGAGAAGGCGGACATGTGTCCGTCCTTATAGCATGTTACGCTGATGCCGGTGAAAAGGTTCAGGATCATCTTCATCATGATAAGTCCCTCCCTTTATCAGTTCTCAGTGTCCGTGCCGGAATAGCTGCTGCCGGACCATACGGTGACCATGCGCTCCTGGTACAGGATCTTCGCCGCGGTCTCGAACTTTGTGCCGATGGTGCTGAACTGGTTCAGTGGGCCGCCGGCCTGTTCCTTGGACTTGACGATGGTTTCCATGCCGCTGCCTTCCGGATCAATCACGCCGAAAGCGTCCTTGCCGAAGAACATCGTTTTATAGGTCGCGACCGCGTCGGAATCCGCGGTGCTCTTGATGATCGGGGCAAGGTTGCTGACGATGAAGCGGACGCCGTGCAGCTCTCCGATTTCCCCGTTGAAAATCTGCTGCGGGGAAGCATACTTGTGCGCTTCTACCCAGTCGGGATCCTTCCGGATATCATAGGCAATATGCGGATGGACGACGGCCACATATTTCCCGCCGCTGAAGGTGGGTGCGCCGCCGGTGATCAGATTCGTCACAGCCTGGTTGATCATGTCGCTGGTCAGGTTGCATGTGTAATGGCTTGTGTTGATCGCATAGATCAGTTCCGCCTTGGTGGTGGGCCTGTCCTGCTTGGTGCTTCCGCTGTAGGCGTCCGCGAACAGGATATTCGTGCCGCCCTTCAGCACGTTCCGGACCAGCAGGTCGTTGGTCTTGCCGCTGGCTGCTCCCAGTTCCTCAACCGCGCCCGCGATCACGTCGTCCAGCGCATGCAGTTCCAGCAGGTCTGTGACCGCAACGTATTCGCCGTACTGTGCCAGCGCGACGTTGATGCTGGTCATGCCCATTTTCTGGCCGGTCGGGATGACGCCTTCTGTCAGTTGGGTGCAAAGCGGCAGGGTGTTCCACTTGCGCCATTCAACGGTCCGGCCGCGCCTGGCAGGCAGTCCCTGCTTCCGGCCCAGCTGCGCAAAGATCAGCTGGTCCCTGTGGTTCTCCAGCAGCTCAGTGTCGTAAAAGGTCTTCATGGTCGGGGTCAGGGTGTTCACGCCCGCAAACGCTGTCCCTTCTCCCGTGTATGCGTTCACATACTGTGTGGTCGCGTTGACCAGGGTTCCTGCTTCTGCGAACAGCCGCAGGTTCATAATGATTTCTTTCATCGCGTTCTTCTCCTTTTCTTTCACGCGGTGTCAGAAGACGATGATCTTTCCTCGCCGCGCTTCTTCTTTCAGTTTCTGCCTTTGTTCCCGGGTCAGTGAACGCGGATCAATGTGCATTTCGGCCGGCTGACCGGACTTCATCGCGCCTTCAACGGGCCGCGCCCGGTTTGCCTGCAGCGTCTGGCTCATTCGCTGCTGCGCCGTCTGGATTCCGTATGCCATGGCCTGCGGTTCCAGCTCAGCGTGGTGGATTGCATAGTACGCAGCGTGAACGCTCAGTCCGCTGTTCGGTGCTACCAGCCTGCGAAATGCAGGGTTTTCCATCTCGGCGTTGATGTCAAAGTTCGGAAATGTTTTTTTCATTTCCTCACCCTGCCTTGCCAGGTCCTGGAAATGTGCGCGCAGCATCTGGGTTTCCTGTTCCTCCTGCTCGCGCTGCCGCATCTGCCGGTTCTCTTCCTCCATTGCGAGATAGTTTTTATATCCCTCAACGGTCATGCCGGCTTCCTCGGCTTCCTCCTCATAAAGGCTGTCATCATCCAGGATCAGTTCCGCGACGCCTTCAATGTCGTCCTCGTCCATCCCCAGTTTGACTGCCAGCGCCCGCAGCGCGGGTTCCAGCACTTCCAGTCTTTCGTTCGCGTCGGCCTGGTTTTTGAATCGGTCCTGCACGGCCGCCTGTACATCGCGGCTGTACATCTCCTTAAACTTGCCTTTCTTCGCTTCGATCCACTGGTCTTCCAGGCTCGGTTCCGCTTCCGGTGCGTTTTCCTGCTGCATATTTGCGGCTGTCTGCGCCGCCGGCATAACAGGTTCCTCTCCCCGGGCCTTGCGTTTCTTCGCCTGTTCGTTCATCCGCGCAGCGAGACGGGCGTCCATCTGTGTGCCGTCTTCCAGCACTCCTTCCGGACTTACAGCTGCTTCAGGTCCTCCGCCTTCTCCTGCCGCCGCCGGCGCTGCGCCTGCGCCTGCTCCGTCGCCGAAAAGGTGAAGATTCAATTTCCAATGTGCCATTGCGGCCTCCTTCTGTCCGTATCGTGGACGATCCGTTACGTTATTCATAACATAGTCATCCTGCTTTTGTTAGTCGCATTTTAGACCGGCCTTGTGCTGTTGTTCACCGACGCCCGCGCGTTCTGGATCTGCGGTGTCTGCGATCCGATCTGCCCGCCCATGGCGTCGTTCTGCTGGACCATCTTCGGGTCCGTCTTTCCGGCTGTCGTGCCCGCGTCCATGCCGATTCCCTGCAGGATGCCGGCCAGCTGGTCCACAATGGCCGGTTCGTGCTTGTCCGCCAGCGCCAGCGCGATCTGCCCGACCTGCATCAGGCAGTCCATCAGGGTTCCCTGCTGCTGGATCTTCTGCTGGATCTCTTCCTTCCCGCGGAAATCCATCATGTCCAGCATCAGCATAATCTGGTCCGTCATCTGCGGATTGAACGCGCCCAGCTGCAGGAACTGGATGGCCAGTTCGTTCTGGCTCAGTTTGGTATACGCCGTCTCCCGCTCGCTGCGCACGTCAATGTCGAACACGGGTTTCCGCAGCGCGTCCGCCATGCCCAGTCCGCCTGCGATCTGCTGGTCCTGCAGCCGCGCGTTGCTGTACATCATAAACTGTTCCTGTCCGCGCGGTCCCAGGATCCGGAACCAGCGCGGGATTTCGTAAAACTGCCGGATCCGTTCGATGACCATCGTATAGATCTTGTTGGCCGCCCTGTAGCTGCTCCGGTTCGCGTCCTTGCTTCCCTTCCCGCTTTGTTCCTGCAGCGCTGCGATGGCGCTGGCCGCGGTGACGCCGCTGGGCGCTCCTCCGTTGTTCACGTCCGTGTTTCCGCTGACGAATTTCAGTTCGTCAATCTTGCGTTCCAGCATCTGAATGGCGCTGGACTGGATCCCGTTGGTCATCACCTGGCGGATACTGTTCTCCCCCAGTCCTCCGCCGGTATGCACAAAGGGTTTGCTCCAGTCCGCGAATTCGTCTTCGTTTACCTGGCCGTCCGTCTGGATGAAGAAGCGCGGTGTGCTGGTGACGATGCTGTTCTGGATCATGGCCTGGTTCAGGGTGTCAATGTCCGTCTGCGCGTCCCGGCAGATATCAATCAGGCCCAGTCCCGCCGGACTGTTGTGGACCGGATACAGCGGATCCAGCACGAACGGATATTCCCCGTCCTGGTACAGTCCGTTCGCTTCGCCTTCTTCTTCCGTGCTGTACAGCACGTTGTGGTTTACAAACTGGCAGTAATGCAGGATTTTCCGCGGGCCTTCCCAGGTATGGTAGTACCAGTCCACCAGGACGCTCTTCCCTTCCATGGTGATGCTGTCGTCCTTCCGGTATTCCGCCGGTTTCAGGTATGCGTTTTCCAGTTTCCCCTTCAGCTGCGGATACTGCTGCTCCAGCTGCTTTGAGTCCACGACCTGGATGTAGAACACGTTCTGACTTTCCTGGATATCTTCGATGCCCGGTTCCCAGAACAGGTTCAGCAGGTTGATGTTCTTGACACTGATGTCCCCGATGCCGCCCAGCTTATTCTTGTCCCAGCCGATGTGGTATGCGGCCGTGCCTTCCTGGTATTTCTGCCATTGCGCCTTGCTGTATTCTTCCTCAAAACCGTTCATGCTCAGGATCACCGGCAGGATGTCGCTCAGCATTTTCGCTTCCGGTTTGTCTTCCTCCATCCGCGGCAGCACGATGGGTTCCGGATAACTGTCCATAGCTTCGCTGTGTTTCCCGACTATGCAGCTCCACAGCCAGGCAGTATTGCTTTTGATCACTGTGCTGCCTTTGATCCCGCGCTCGTTTTCGATCATCTGCCAGTTCCGCAGTTTCCACCAGTCCTGCGCGTTGATAATCCGCTTATCTATGCTGGTCTTCCCGGCTTTATAGCGCATCAGCAGCTTTTCCGCTTCGATAATCCGGTCTTCCGTCATGCGGGTCCCGGCCGTCTGCACCGGCTGTCCCGCGGCCGCGGTCGTTCCTCCGCCCATGCCGCTCAGCTGCGCCAGTCCCTCCGCGCCCATTCTCGCGCCCAGGTTATACGCTGCTTCCTCGTCCCCTGTCTGCGTCGCCCGCATCTCCGGCATGGCCGGCTGCGCGTTCTCCTGCGGCATGTTCATCATCCGCATCATTTCCGGATCCTGCAGTCTCCGTTTCTTTGTCTCGCTCATGCTTTCATCTCCTCCTCATTCGGTATGATTTTCTCGCCGTCCCATATCATCTGAACGCTGTACGGGTGACTCATGGCCAGCAGCTCCAGTCCGTCCCCGTATTCGTTGAATCGTCTCCTGATGCTTGTTTCCGCCCATTGCTCCGGGAAGCATTTGAATAACAAATCTCCCGGGTCGTTGACGTACTTCATGCTCTCCAGCGCGTCGCCTTCGTGGTTGAATTTCGTGATGCTGTATACCAGGCTTTGCACAATCGCGCTGGCTGCCGCGCAGATCTCTTTGTACTGGTCGCTTTCCTCCGGCATTGCATGTCCCTTGACAGTCAGTTTCCATCTCGCGGTGTTCAGATTGATTTCGATCATCGTCTTGTCCTCCTTACAAATTGGTCCAGCGGGTCTGATCCCCATGCCGGCTGCGGTTCCTCCGGCGCAAGATGCGGTGTGATCGGCCGCGCCATGCAGAAATACCGGCACTCGTCAGCAGCGTGGTCTTCTCCCGTTGTCAGTAAATCCTCACTCTTGTGCGGGTCATATTCCAGCGTCACAATCGTCCGGATAAAGTTTTTGCATGTGTTGAATATGTACAGCTGGCAGTATCCCGCGTCGTCGAACATGAAGCGGTAATGCATCTGCATCCATCCCGGGATCCGTGCGTTGTCCGCCGGCTGGAAGAATACCTGTGCTTTCGCCGCCGTCTCCGCAAAGCTGATGCCGCTTTCCGCGTCCCATATGGCCGGATCTGCGATGCCGATAATCTGCTTTCCCTTCAGGTACGGGTGTTCCATTTCGTGTTCCTTGATGACTCTGAACACTTTTTCCGGCGGCCATTTCACGCCCTGGTCCGGGATCGGTTCCCCCGCGCTGTATTCAACTCCGTATATTTCGTCTATCCGGTATGCGACGCCGTCGTCGTCCACGGTAAACCAGCCGCAGGAAAACGGTTTGTTATATCCCCAGTCAAAGCTGCGGTATATCGGCCAGTGTTTTTTCGGGGTGAACGGATTGATGACGTGCGTCCATCTGTGGTCGTCGAAGTGGTCCGGGTCGATGCGGAATTCTTCAAAATAATTTCCGCTCGCGATTTGCCAGCTACCAAAAAGCCAGCCTTCCTTCAGCTTCGGCGGCAGGTTCTTCAGGAACGTGATGTATTCCGGACTGGCGTCCATCAGCGCCTTGTTCTCCGTTACCAGCGACTGTATGAAAATATAGTCGTCCGGGTTTTCGTCCCCGCGGAAGTCCCTGTCCACGAACAGCCGCTTGATATACTGGTGACTGGGTCCGCCCGGGTTACAGGTGTAGTAGATCCTGTGCGGGAAGTCGTTCACGCCGCGGCAGCAGCTGGCAATGATTTTCAGCCAGTCTTCCTGAAACTGCGTCGCTTCGTCAATAAAGATCACGTCATACTGGACGCCCTGGTATTTCATCGCGTCCTTCTCGCTGTCATAGAATTCGAACGTGATATTGCTGCCGTTGGTGAAGATGAATTTCCTTTCCTGCTGGTTGTACCTGGCCAGTCCTTTCAGCAGCTGCTTCAGCGGTTCAATGTGGTTGTTCCGCAGCTCCACCAGCGTCCGCCGCACGATCAGGACCTTGATGCCCGGCCAGCGGTTGGCCAGCAGGATCGCCTTTACCTGCACGGCCCAGCTTTTCCCGCCGCCCCGCGCGCCGCCGAACGCGATATACCTGTTCTTCGCCTGCAGGAAACGCAATTGCTTCGGGTTTGGTTTGAATTCGATGATGTGACTATCCATCCAGCACCATCTCCTCTTCCTCCGCGCCTTCGATCACGACCTTGATCACTGTGTTGTCCGCCAGCGTCTTGGCCGCTGCCTTCTCCGCCTGTTCCTCCGCGAATTTCTCCCGGTCCAGCTTTTGCTTGTCCCGCAGCGTTTCGATTTTCGCCCGGTCAATCTCCGTCGGTACGTTGTACAGGTCCCGTTTCGTCTGCACGACCTGGGCAATCGCTTTCGTCAGACTTTCCACGCCGCGCAGGTCGTCGTATCCCTTCGGCGTCTGCTCCTGCACGAATCGCACCAGGCTGTCCAGCACTACGCCCATCTGATCGTTCACCTTGGCAATCAGCTCAAACTCCTTCGCGCGCGCGTCGCATACGCGCTCAAGCGTTTTTTGTTCCACCTTTGTATCCAGTTTGTTCCGCCTTTTTCGCCAGCCTTCATTAGCTGCGCGTTTCCGGATATTGCTCGCGCTGATTCCGTATTTTTCCGCCAGTTTCTGATACGTCGTTTTCCCTTTTACGTATTCAATCCTGATCCTCCGCCACTCGGCCGTCGTCAGCGGCTCCTTCCTCCGCGCCGGCTTTACGGGCTTTGTCTTTATCCTCTGCTTTTTCTTTTCTCCGGCGTCGTTCTTTTGTTCCGCCGGCTTTCGTGCCATATAAAAAACCCTCCTCCCGGTCAGATTCTCTTTTAATCTTACCGATCAGAGGTCTTTCTGTTAGTCGCACTATTCTTTCGTTTTTCGCACCAGTCCGGCACCTTCATTCTTCTCTCCATTTCCAGTGTATGATGCTGCAGTACATCTCGCAGCGCTCATAACACTTCTCGCAGTAGTTGTGCTGGTGAAACTGTTTCACTTCCTGGTCGTCAAAATTGCTGATCATCCGGCATTCGTCGATCAGTCCCTCGCAGACAATTTCCTTCCGGCCGTGCGCAATGAAAAAGGGACAACGGATGTTCCCTGTATCCTGCGTCGTGCTGATGCGGTTCCGTTCCGTCATGTTATTTTCCTCATTACGCATCGGATATAGACGCCGTCCACGACGTCGGAGTAGTAAACCCGTCCGTCCTCCAGACTGTACCCGGTATAAACCTTTTCCAGGATATCCCTGGCCAGCGCTTTGAAGTTTGTCGCGATCAGTTTGACTTTGCGGTTGCTGATTTTTGTGTCGCTGACGTGTTCTTTCGGTTTCTTCAGGTTCCGGCTGCCGCGCCACATGTGAAAGTTCGGCCGCTCGCCCGCGTCCCGCGCTTTCTCGTTTTGCTTGTACAGGTAGTTGGCCATGCCCTGCAGTCCATTCCCGTAACTCTGCAGCCGCATGGTGTTCGCGTATCCTTTCCCCCAGATCTTTTCCAGCTGGTCCCGGCCGATGCCGCCATTCATCACGCAGTGAATGTGGATCCTGTGGTCCCGGTCCGTCCCGACGGTGTAAATATATTTCAGCTCGTCCAGCTGCAGCTTTTCCCGCTGCCGCTTCACCCGGTTCAGAAAGTTTCGCATGTCTTTCATGCAACGCTCCTGCGTCGGTTCCTCTCCGGCATACGTCAGCGTCACATGGACGTCCTCGTCCGTCTTAAAATTGGCTTCCATCAGCAGGATCAGTCTCCGCTTCGCCCGCCTGGTGTTTAACTGACTTTGACGTTCAGCAGTGATGTTCTGCTTTTCCCGCCTGGCCGCCTGCTCCTGGCTGCGTCCGAATATGGGATACACTTCCGCTTCCAGCCGCGTCCCTGCCTTGATCGTCCGCGTCCGGTATCCCATGCTCCCGATCCGCGTCGCGGTGTCCTCCGTCCGCCAGTAGTCGGTCAGCAGGTCGTCGTCAGAGGAAGGCAGCGCGTCAAACAGTCCTTCGTACTCCCATGCCATGCTGTCCCCTCCTCTCCGTCTTAACGGGAAGGCGCTTGCGCCCTTCCCGTACCCTTCCCGCTGCCGCTGTCATTCTTCCCGTCGTCGATGTTTGTGCAAACTTTTAATACTCATTACAAGCCTTTTTTGCGGAACCCGTCCCGCGCTTCCCAGGAACCAGTTTTATTGTTGCCTTTAACTCATATGCCTAATAATGAAAATGCTTCTTTGTCTGCCTTAATATAAATGCTGTATTCCATATCAAAATATTCTCCGTGAAATACTTCTGACCCATATTTTTCAACGGCATCATGAATTACTTCTGCAATTGTTTTTGCATCAAGGTCAGGATTCTCCGATTTAATTTCAAGTTTTATCGGAAGCGAATATTCTTTTTTCATGTTTCACCTTCTAACTTAATGCGTCATTGAACGTATGATACCCGTCAGAAAAATCTCCAATGTCTTCAAGTTTGTACGGGCAGTTTTCGCAAACTTCATGTTCCTGCTCTTTCAGCAGATTGATAACATCCAATGCAAGCGTAACAGGTATTTCCACCTTTTTCTGATTAAACTGTTCACACTGCTCCCACGGACAATCTTTGCACTTCGGTTCGGTTATGCAGTTCCGAAATGCATCAAAAACCTTGTCAAAATCTGCCATGTTCATACCTCATAAATCGTCATTTCATACAGTTACCATCACGATCGGGCATCCGTCCGGTCTGCGATCCTCCGCCACCACAAAATATCTGCTCAGATCATCTATAAATCCGGCCTGTGTACGCTTGAACTCCATCGCG